GAATATATAAAATCCATCCCAATCCAATTCACCCGTTTCTTCATCAACAACTTCTTCACATTGGAACCCCATCAATTTGGCGTGTTCGAAACTCCATTTTTGTTCAGTAATAATAAACACAGGAAGGATACCTTTATTCTGAGCGTCAACAGCAGCCTTAACCAAGGCCGTAGTTTTACCTGTATCGGAATGACCCAAGAACATGTTAAGATGTCCAATGGCTGGACCAGGAAGTCCAACGGCGTCCAAGAAATCAGGACCTAAGTCGAAGAATCTTTGGGGTTTATATTTTGCTGAAGTAGAAAATTTTTTCTTCAGGCTTTCAAAATCGTTTTTCTTAATTGCCATAAGGATAGGGAAATGAAACTCGGACACTAAAATAGTATCCGAGTTATTTTATTTAATTAGAACGGAAGGTCTCCGTCAGGTTCGTCGTTAGATTGTGGGTCTACATATGTAGATTTTTTGGAACCTCCACCGAATGATTCGGTTTCAACTGAACTGTCACCATAAACGTAACCACCTTTTTCTGAATCCCACTTAGGAGTTTCTCCTCTTGCGATTGCCTCAAGGTAATCAACAGGTTTTTTGGAATAAACATCCAACCATGTCAACTCATCTTCAATCCAAGCCTTTGCTTGTTGATTGTCTTCGTGTACTGGTGTAGGGTCGTCATACATAATAGTTGAAACTGTAGTGTACTCTTTACCCTTTGGAGTCTTTGCTTTGGATAGTTCGATAATCAAATCACGTCCCTTTTCAGAGTCAGTGATGTCTCCTTTGTTTCTCCAAATAGGAATAATTTTGTCAAGAATACCATCATTCTTGAAGTTGTGTTTGAATCTCCAAAACTTTGGACCATCTTCTTCGTGGTCTCTATCAATTACTTTTACGATGTAGAATTTTCGTGAACGATACTGAGCAGCTAATAATTTGTCAGACTCTTTACCTGTAGACATCAACTCTTCGTAAACCTCATTCAACGGAGAACGTTCGTTGTCGTTTTTTCCTGGATCGTAGAACTTTTGCCACTGACCCCCCACTTGAATTTCGTGGTACCATGCTTCTTTGAACGGTGATGAACCATCTGAAGTTGGAAGAATTCTCACTCTTCTCTGTCCTGATTTCTCTTTGTCTCCTAAGATTAAAGCGAAATACTTTTTCATTCTTTCGTCTTGCGACATTTTCGATTGGGCCCCGCCCCCTTGTTGTGATTTTTCGTACTGTGCCAATACGGCGTCTAATGAACTCATCATGTTTTTTATAGATTAAATTAATAAATTGTTTATACAAAAATAAGAAAAAAGATGACAAAGTCAAACAAAAAAAAGGTACCGAGAGGTACCTTTTATGTAGTTTGTTCGATATTACCTGAACGATGTTTTATAGACTTCCTTGTCTAAACCTCCACCAGGTTGGAACGAATTTTTTATATCATTTACATTTATATCTGTAACCTCATCCGCAGTCAAAACATAATCATTTTTTCCTGTCTTTTCCATTTCGTCTTGCTTGTCATCAAAAAATTGTGAAAGTTTTTGACTGAATGGATATGAATCATAGGTTCTTAACTCTAACTTTTCTTGTGGAGTTTTTTCTCTATACTTTTCAAGTTTAGTTTCAAGAGAATTAAGTTTATCCATAATACTATCCATCTCTCCTAACTTGGATTGTAAATCATTAAGTTGGTTGAATAAGTTGTTAAAATATTCTTCTTGTTTGGTTTCAATATTTTTTTGAGAATCTACCAATTCAGTAATATCTAATTCTTCAGAACCTGATTCTTCTCCTCCTTCTTGTGATTCACCTTCGTCATCAATTTTTTCAACATCAGGGTCTGTCTCAACATCGATTGGTTGTGGTTCAGTTGCTCCTGCTTCAGGTGCTGGTGGAGGTGTTGCTTCCGCAGGTGCCGGAGCAGGTGCTGGTTCTGCTCCTGGTGCAGGTGCCAATGCTCCTAACACATCTTCTTCAGGGGCTGCTCCAACTTGCTCTAATATATACTGATTGATTTTTCTGTGTCTTTCAATCTCCTTAATAATTTTCTTGTCTAAACTCATTTTTTATCCGTTTAATAATGTTTTTATCCCGTTAGGAGTTTCCACTCTCACTCTTCGATTTGCAGTTGTCTGATGTCCCGCTCTTTCAATAAGACCATCTCTTTCTCTAACTGTATAACAATCTCCTGTATCTAAGTCACAAACTTGTTTAGTTCCATCTCCGTTGTCTTCCTGAGAAAATCTTACAGATTTACCAAGATAATTGTCTAATGCCGTTTTTATGTTCATAAAAATCTTTTTATATAAATATGTAAGTTATCAATTAAATTACTTTAAGATTACCGTGAAGTTGAAATCTTCAAAATCCTGTTTAATTATATCGTCGGGATTTTGAGTTTGATTATATTTTGCGAATGCATCATCATTATTACTCAAAAGTATCACTTTATTGTATATTTTAGTAATTTTTTTAATGTTATCTGGTTCATTAAGGTCTTTACTTACAATATCAATAATTGCAGATTCAGTGACGAAAAATGATTTTCCGTCTGGATTCACATAAACTTGCAGTTGTGTACTATCCACTCTACTTTGTATTTTTTTCTCAACGAAAGTGTTGTTCGGACCAGCCTCAATACCGACCGCAGTCCAATCCCATTTCGTATACTGAGGAACAATTTTCCAAGGTCCCGCTTCAGGATTAACATTTACTCTCAAAGAAGTATCACTTCCGAGTATATTAGTCGTAGTTCTTCCTGTTAAAACAGGTGGTCCAGTTTCTTGTGATTGGTTATTACCATTTGGAATACCTGGTACGTTTTCAGGTGGGATTGAAGCAGATGGTCCTTGAGCAGTGGTTGGTTGTGCCGATGTTGGGATTGCAACCATGGTCGGATCATATGTGAAATTATTAACACTAGTTGTTGTACCATAGTCCGTAGTTATACTAATCTTTTCTTGTACTTTAACTCCCTCCCCAACCTGAGGTACAGTAAATCTAATTGTACTAGAATTCAAAATTGTAACCCCTGAGAACGGTACAATAGTAGTACCAATTTTAATCTCTTTTGCGGTTTCGAAGTTTGCTCCATTTATCTGAACAATAGTGTTTAGTTTACCAATCGTAGGTGAGAATGAAGTTATGATTGCCGGAGGACAAGTTTGACCAGAAGTTGGCGATGGTGTTGGTGTAACTCCTGGTGTATTATTTTTACCATCGTCCAAAGGCTTTTTATATTCGAGTAACTTATCCACATCTAATAAATCGACTGACTTTGCAGATGCCAAAGCCTTGTTAAATGTTGTTATAGTCTGATTAAACTCATTAATATTATTATCAAAATATTGTTCAGAAATATTATCTACTGGCCACTGACAAACATAGTATTTAGCCAATCCCATGGTTGGCTCTAAAATTTGATTAACTCTCGATCTTAATCTACCAGCCATGAAACTTATATATTTGTCCAAAGACTCGAAGTGAATTATTGGTTGTGAAGAAGTAGTTGAAGGGTTAGTTCTTATGTTGACACAACTATAAACTCTAGGGAATAATTGAACTTGGCCTTGCCAATCTACACTCAATGACAATGTTCCCAAGTTATTATTCCATCCATTGAAAGTCCCTTCTTTAGAATTAGAATTTTCTTGGAAGGTTCTGATATAAGAAATAGAATATATAACAGTTCGTAAATCTGGTTCGTCCGGTAATAATCTTTTCAAGGCCGCTGCAAAATCTGTAGGAGTAACTTTGGTTAAAGTTCCAACTTCCGCAACATAACCTGGATTTGCATTTGTATAAACACCTGCAGTAATTTTAGAACTACATGAGTTTGTTGTATCCAATGTATTGTCTGCGGATTGCACAACTTCAGTAGATTTAATATTATTAGTAGTTGCACTAGTTTTTACTTGGTCTTTATTTATTTTGAGTATTTCCTCTAACTTTGTGACTAAGTTCTGATTGATACTCTGAAGTAAACTATCAATCGTAGGTAAGTCAAAAAATCCTTGTCTGACACCATCAAATGTGGTTTGAAACGAACCAGGTTGAATTGAATGACTCACATCTGTAATCATGTAAGACCCCTCAAACATCGGTACGTGTCTCAAGTTGAAATACATAGTCGGTTGTATCAACGCATTTCCCAAACTAGTTACTGTTGCCTTGTAAGACCTGTTCTTATAGTAGTTGTACAATCCAGTATTTTGTGTTGCAATCGCTCTGCCCGAGGCTTGATTTGCCATATCTAACTGTATATTGATAGATTCAGATGTCGCGTTACCATTATCTTGGGATACAGTAAATGAGTAGAATATATTTTGATTTCTAATACCAACATCTACATTGAATCCCACACACCTATTAGATAACGCTCGGTCTCTTCGTGTAAAAGGTAATTGAGACAATAATGGATTTCCAGATGCCCTCCTCATTTCAAAAGCGTCACTCCTGTATTTAGAATTTTGTTTCGGTAAGTTTGGATACTGTGAAGGTTTTCCAACAAAGAAACACAAGAATTTGGAACTCGAGTTTCGATAATCAACATCCAAAAATGTCCCCCATAGATTATTCGCAAATTCCAAAGACCCCTCAGGTTTTACTATGTCTGTTCCGTCAATGTCCTGAACATTGTAAAAATTCACATAAGAGGGAAGAGGCATTACTGTAAAGTTGTTACGGATTAGAATACCACTTACGAATGTAAAAACACTCATTGCTTGATTCAAAGATTCCGTATTGAATACCTTTTTAAGTGCAAATATATCTATAAGAATTTTATCACCAATGTTTCTTGATGCTCTATCCAAAAACAAAAAATCTTCAAATAAAGTTTTAGTAGTATAATCTCCACCAGCTATCCATTTATCATTCAATGCCTTGAATACTTCATAGTTTTCAACTTTACTTTGTTCTCCAGTAATTATACTGTTAATAACTCGTTCAGGTAACTGTTGTTGCTCGGGAAGACTTTTTCTAACCCCTGTCAAAACTTCATTCAAGAAATTATTTTGGAGACTCGTTTCTCTTCTCAAATATTGACTTAACTGATTTTGAAACTGACTTGCACTTATATTTGGATTGTTTAACTTTTGAGTTGCATACATTTTAATTATCGGAGCCAACAAAGTTACATTACGGCTTGTAAATTCAATGTTATTGTCAATAAAGAAGTCAGTAATGTAAGAACCAAACGAACTATATCTAA